TTCCAAAACAAATATGCAGATCACGTCTCGGATCGCGAACGACAGGTGCGCTGGGTATCTCCGACTAATAATATTATGGATCTTTCGTTGCGAAAACTGCTCGTCCTCGTCGCAGAAAATTCTGATTTGCAGTTTTATTCCGTTCCACCATAACTCACTCTCGCAACCGGTATAGGCTTTGATGATTGACTGGATAACCGTCTTCGACAGTTTTCCCGTTCCTGACCAATATGCAGCTGCCGTCTTTCTCCGTTCTTCCAACGTTTCATCTGGCTCGGGTTCTATTCCAAGTGCCGGTTCAAATACCGTTGTAATCGTTCTTTCGTCCGCATTTGCCGGAAACTGGTTATTCACAACTCTTTCCATCCAGTATGCCATCAAATCCAGTGTCCACCCTGCGAATCGGTAATTTGCGTCCATCTCTCTGAACTCAGTCCACCATTTTGGGCCGTAGCTCGCGATTTCTTCATATCCGCTCCGCTGCTGGTTATTAAAGACTTCCATTGACCTCCACCTCCCCGATTACTGGAACGTGGTATATATCGCAGGTGACATTTCCTTTTCCACCATTCACAAGCAAATTATCGAAGTCTACAATATCAGAAATGTTGGATATTAAAGCTCCAACATTATTGTACCGGATAATAATTTCATCCTGCGTAGAATTCAGTGCAAGCTCCTTTAAATAGGCCTTAACCGCATTGGAAACGCTCGTCTGAATACTATTGTAAGTGCTCTCTGCTTTTTTGGTCACATCCAGTTTTATACTGATTTCCTGTTTTTTTGCCGCAACCGCGGTGAAGAAACATCCGAATGTTGCTTTTCCCTCTCCAAAGCCCTGTGCACCAGGATCAATTGTGTCCTGCACCAGCTTAATCACACTTTCTGCAGGCTCCGTCCCCTCTGTGGAAATGATAATTCCTAAAACTGTACAATCTCCATTCCATAGCGGAACGATTCTTGTACGCCCCACGCCCTGAATTTCTTCGCACCACGATCGTATCTGCACCTTATTTCCATTTTCTGCCGGACCGGACAGCTTATCTATGTATCTGGATCTCGCAGAATCGTCCTCTTCCATATCCACTGCCGGTATTGCAATCTCTTTCAGTGTGGCGCTGATAAGATTATCAACGTCCTGATCTGGAATTACTGGAAGTCCCGGAACCAAAGTGTTCATATCTGTACCAGTTTCTTCGGATACGATCACCCATCTATTTTCCAACTTTTGCGCCGTAAAGAAATGATCGTCACAGCTCATAAGGTCGCCAACCTGCGGCTCTGCGCCCACAAATTCCACATAATATGTAGCTGCGGTATCTGCTGGAGGGTTTCGTGCCATTCCACGTTCCATCATTTTCTCAGTCAGAACATCGCCTGTACATGTCGTGATAGAAAGAATCTCATTCACAGTAGCAAGGTCATTAAAAAACTTTGCCGCACGGATAATGTGTCCGTCGGAAGCATCCCGGTATATACTGCCTTGATTTGTGTCCACACCAAGCTCGGCTCCCATATCTTCGCACTCTGCCATCAGATAATCTTCTGTAATTTCATCAAGCCCAAGCTCTCCGATATTTTTAATCGCCATCTGCTATCGCCCCCTCTATCTCTATATCTCCATAAATGGTACTTGCTACAAATGACACATGAACGCTATCGTGGGATATAATCTCATACGAAAAATCGGAAACTCCGGTCACTCTTTCGTCATATAGCAACGCTTCCTCTAGCATTGCCGGCATATCAGATTCCAAAAAATCCTCCGTGAGTCCACTGTCATTTATCTTGTTAAAAAAATCGCACCCATACTGGTCATCATAGATTAAATGAGCGAACCGGGTTGTTGACAGAATTTTCCATATAGCCTGCACCACAGCTTCCTTCCCGTCTATCATTCCCCCGATTCGTTTTCTCTCAAAATCCATCTTGTAGGTGCGATATACCTGATTCGATTCGTCTATATCGTCCTCGTCAAAAGGAACGCTGACAATTTCATCTAATTCTTCATCCATAACCTCACACCCTATCCATCATGTAGTATGATTTTCCATTGTTAAAGGCGAACATATAGAAATGCTCACCCACGTTTAAAGGTTCCAACCTGCCGGGTACCGTCAAGGAAATTGCCGACAGGTTTATATTTATGTCATTTTGCAACGTCACCTGCAAAGGATCTACGCTTGTCACCGCTCCGATTACCATTTTCGGAACATACGGTTGCACCATCTGCTGGATCAGTTGCTTAATTGATGTAGCTGCCATAACGCCTCCTGTTAGATTTCTTTCAGATAACCAGAATAAGAATATCCTGTAGTGCCTTTATACCTCACATGGAACCAACCGTTTTTAGACTTTCCGTCTCCCTCTGCGGTTTCTCCATACGGAATCGCTGTAAGAATCGTACCATTCGGTTCTTTTCTTATGCGTAACCCGTTCCGCGCCGTTACCTGATACTTTTTATTCCATGAGCTGCTATTTCCTCTGCCCGAAGAACCATTGCTGGATTTGTAGTCGGGTACATAATTCAATTTCAGTTTCATTTGGTGCTTTCCATTCTCGAATGTATGGGTATCTTCATCAACATACATTACCTTTGTCAGCCCTAATGCACTGATTTTCACATGAACGCAGCCGCCCGAAATTACTGAAATATCCCCTGTGCCAGTCCATGTTAAGGACTGTGCCACTACGCTCTTCTCTTCTTTGAAGGTCGCAATTTTCTGGTTTAGCTCCGTTGCGCTTGCATCATTGTCCACCGACTGAACATCTGCAAACTTACCAATTTTCTTCTCCAATTCCTTATTGGTATACGATTTCTTGGTTTTATTTTTGGATGTAATCAGCTTTATCCGAGTTCTGGCGTCATAAATGGAGCGTGTCTGCTCATAACTTTCCGTATTGGTCGCAACGCTCAGTTCCGGCATGGTATTCACATCTTTTCTCTGCCAGAGATATATTTTCCCTTTTTCAGATCTGACATAATACCGTCTGCCGGTTGATTTGTACGTTTCACTCAGAGCCTCTTGAATCACGTCCCAGTATGTGGAATTGGATTTTACAAGCTCTGATATTTTCTTTCCGGTATCTACTGCACTGCCAACCGTCAAACCAGCTCGCTTGCAGCAATCTTTAAAGATCTGAGTTGCCGTTTTCTTCTTGTAGCTGAAAGAATCTTTGCTGTTGCTGAGGTATATGCAGTTGTCCCACGCCTTTAGGGTGAGTTTCCGGGCACTGCTCTTTGTTTCCGTCATAAGCAGCCCTCGAAAAATCTCTTTGCCATCCAGGTACAGCACGCAAGTCTGGCCGCTTCCACAGTCTACAGAAGCTCGTTTCATTGCATACCCTTCCGAATCAAACAGAACAGCAGAAATACTCCTTGGTGCAGCGCCTTTCCTGCCGGATACCGTAACAGAAGAAACCAACTCGCTATAATCGTAAAAGGTTCGCCCTCTGCCTATCATAAATTTCAACTTATAATCTGCCATAACGCCTCCTACGGTATTGTGATCGTCGTGCCGGGAAAAATCAGATTTCCATTCCGGCAGTTAGAATATCCATGTTTTTTTGCAGCTTTGTTCAGCACGCTCTTATTGGCATTATAGATTTTGGTGCATTTTTTGCCGTCTCCATAATACCTTTTCGCAATATTCCACAGGCAGTCGCCCTGTTTGATTTTGTAAGTCTTTTTCTTCTGGGTGTTATTTACCCTTTTCTTTGTTTTTGTCTGTTTTGCCGGAGCTTTTTTCTTGGTGTTCGGCTTCGTGTATTTCTTTATGGTTACTGACCGATACTCTTTCAGCGTGATGGAATAGCTGATTGTTCCAACATCACCACCCTCTTCCGTAGCGGTATAGTTGGTTATCACAGCATATATGTTCAAGCTGAATGCCCCAGAAAAGACTAAATGCAGTGGATTTGCTGCATTCATAAGTGCCAGAATCCATTTGTGCATGGTCTGTGGCGTTTTGAAATTCTTTTTCTGGCAAGTACAATAGTTGCCATAGGTTGCCGGAAAGTAAGAAGACCAGCTTATTTGCATCGGTCCTCTCTTCCCCTTGTGAAGTAAAGTGCCAAGACGGTCAATGTCAGAAGTGACCGCCTTGCCATCTATTTTGATCTGTATTGATTCCGGATTCATCGGGACTTGATACTGCTTCTTATCGTTGTCGTAATTCATCCAGATCGTATACTTGGAAGCTTTAAAACTCATACGCCCCTTCTCCTTCCTCAATAATTTCCTGTTGCACGATATTCATAAATACATCTCGCAGGTTTTCCATCATAGCGTCTACAATCTTCTCTTTTGAAACTCCGCTTCCAGAAACATTTATACTGCCCTGTCCGCCTATCTCTAACCTAATTACCCTTTCACTGGTTTGAGGGCTTCCTACAGGCTGTGACAAGCTATGAGGTGCATTTACTGTTTGCACTGGTGCTTCCACACTCTTTCCCTCGCCACTATTCAGAACGCCAAGCATTTCACCAGTCTGCTCAAACAGTGATAAGGAACGGTCTGAACCGTCCAGAGGGATAATGGATTCTGGCCCGGCTTCTGCTACAATACCCAAATGCGGTTCATCAAAGATACCCCCAAGAGCATGAAGAGAAGCAGATACTGTTGCAGATCCAGTTGCCCCGCCGCCAAAGCTGATTGTCTTTGTCGGGTTCGCAAGAGAATAATTTGCTGTCAGTGTTACATTTACTACTCCAGACGCAGAATAAGGTGAAGCCCATGCGCTCCGCACAAGACCACCTACCTCTGCATAAAGTGCCGCAATGTTGTCGGTTCCCTTTGCAAGCGTTACATCCACAGTCCCAGGTGTTGGAAAAGGTACTGCAAAAGCTGCAAGAACATCTTCCTGTGTGGAAGCCAAAGCCTGTGTATGATCTATAGTTCCTGCCGTTACTGTGGCATTCGCTGGTACGGTTACTGGTACTGCCGGCTGTTCCCCGAGCTGCGATGTAATCTCTCCAGATAATCCAGCACTGTCAATCGTTCCGGCTTTAATGGTTACATTTGCAGGTACATCTACTGGCACCGCTTCGCCCTGTTTGAGTTTTTCAGAAATTGCAGATGCAAGAGCACTATCATCAAGGCTTGCAACCTCAAATTTAATAGTCGTTGGCACCTGCTGCTCTTTCGGTTCAGAAGCAGTCTCTTTTTCCGCCGCTGCCTGTGTCACCTGAGAATCATCTACGCCAGCATTTGTTAGAGTTGTTTCCGTCGGCTGTTCACGTTTCAGGGTTTCCCCGGTTTCGTTCTTTGCCGCCTGCTCCGCTGCCTGTCCTACCTGTGATCCGTCAACGCCGCCGTCCGTCAGCGTATTCTGAACCTGCTGTTCTTCTTCGATAGTTCCTGCTGTTTCATTCTCTGCAGCTTCTTTGGCAGCTTCGCCAACTTGACTTGCGTCCACGCTTGCTGCTTCAACGATTGCCTCCGGGATATTGATAACCTGATCTGGATAAATCAAATTCAGGTCGTCTATATCTGGATTGGCAGCTTCAATCTGGTCTTTTACTTTTGACCAGACTACACCATATTGCTCCATGATTCCCGAAAGCGTTTCACCCTCATTGACGGTGTACTGCAATGCAATTTCCCCGCCATCAAGAGTTGTGGTTCCCACATAGGTGAGACCCTCAAACGCAGTGTCGATCAGTTCTTGGACATGATCCTCGTTGACTTCTATATCCTCGACGTCCGCCTGCATACCTTCGATTGTCACCGGATCAGTGGTGGTTTCCGCAGTAGCCCTCTCGATTGCCGTCCGCAATTCATCTGGTACGTTTACCGTTCCTTCCTGAATTGCCTGTACCAATGCTGCATTCGCTGGATCAGCTACCATCTGACTTGCGAACACCTGCCATGCAGCGTCCGCATCTCCGGCCGCAGCACCGACCATCATAGCGTCGTTGAACGCCTGCATGACATCTTGAGGTATGGCCTGTCCCATTTCCCGGTATTCATCAATCAGCCCTGTCATGCTGTCAACGTCCGGCTTCATGGCTTTATAGATGTCCTGCATTGCCGCCTGATCACTACCCATGATTTCTTCATACAGGTTTGCGGACTGCATGGAAGCATTAAATCCCAATGCCAGCGAATCTGCCAGCGAATAATAATCTTGATTTTGCAGATAGGTGTTCGCATTCTTCAGAAAGTTATCGGTACTTTTCTGAATAGCTGAATAATTTTCTTGAAGCTTATCTCCGTAAGCATCCGATAGTGTGTTTGTTTCGAACTGAACGCTGTTCCCAAGCATAGCAGCTTCATTATTTCTGGCTGCATATCCTGCCTGCTCTTTGTAATTTGCCAGCTCTGAATCAGAAATTCTCTGCACGCCATTTGCATCTGGCCTGTTCAGCGCATTAAGCGTGGTGTACAGTTTCTTTTCAGATTCTTCCAGTGCTGCCGTTGCAGTTTCTCTCTGCTTTCCGACTTCCTCCACAACTTTGGTAAAGGTATCGTCCGTCAGATCCTTGCCAGATAGCCTACCGTATTTCTGCGTCAGCACGTCCATTTCGGCTTGTGCTTCCGCTTCCTGCCAGCCCTGCATGATATTGTTGATCTTGGTCTGCAATTCATCAATAGCAGCCTGCTCGTCAACATCAATAATTCCATCCTGCAAAGCATTCTGAACCAGATTCGTAAGACCGGCCGACAGATACTGCATATCCCCGAGATCCTGTTCCGCCCATTTCTCAATCTGAGAACCAAGGCTGGAACCGTCCGCCATTTTGATACCAAACTCTTTGACGGTCATTTTCGCTGCAAGCGTCTGTTCTGAAAGAGCCTGTTCAATGTTGGTTGTAAAGGTCTCGATATTGGACATATATGTGGATTGCTCGTCTTCGGTCAGTGAAATGCCAACCCTCGCTCTCCACTCAAGCGTATCGTTCTGCTTCAAGGCATCCTCTGCCTGCTGCACCAGTTCTTCCGCATTGTCAAAATGTCCCAGTGCTGCATTGATATTTACAAGCCACTCCGCATTGATTACACGAGAAGCAAAATCTTTAATCTGAGAATCATCCAGCTCTACAGTGCCAAAATGTGCCTGTAGGTTGCTGTCAATATTCATTTCGCTGTATTCGTGGAGTGCCACTCCTACAGCAGTAACCGCCGCAACCGCTGCCGCTGCGCCCGCCGCCCAAGGATTGCTGAAAAGTGATCCAGCAAATTTTCCCAGTGCACCTGTCAGACTGCCTGCGTCAGTAACGGCCTTTGCAATATTCATTCCGGTAGATACCGTTTTCATTGCAAGAAAGCCAGCCCCAAGGCTTGTGAGTGCCCCGGTGATTGCCTGCGGATTTTTTAATATGGTTTCAAATAAAGGTTTCAGTGCATTTCCGAGCTTATTCGCACCAGAAGCAAAGGACTCAAATGCAGCCGGTACCCATTCCGTAAGAATCGGGATAATGGTATTGGTCAGATACTGAACGCCCTCTCTCATTGGCTCTTCCATGGCTTCAAATGTCTGTAGCTCCATTTCTTCAAATGCGCTGTTCATATTCGCCATGTCGCCGTTCAGATTGTCGTTCATGGTGTCAGCCATATCCTCTGCTGCGCCTGTAGATCCACGCAACGCCTCTTCGTATCTGGCAATGTTCTCAACGCCTTCATTCAGCATTAAGTTCAAGCCTTTTGTAGAATCGGCAGTAAATGTGGCTCCCAGTGCCGCAGCTCTGTCAGCTTCTCCCATTCCATTTGTAGCCTTTTCCACATCAAGAAGAATATCCGTAAGATCTCGGAAATTACCTTGTGCGTCAGATACCGCCACCGATGTTTCACCAATCTTGATTGCACCGTCTTCCATATTATTCGTGATGTCACGCATAACTGCGGTAAGTGCGGTACCGGCTTCCGAGCCCTTATAGCCTTGGTTTGCCATTGCTTCCAACATGGAAGTTACCGTTTCTACGTCCTGTCCGGCTGCATTTAAGTTTGCCGCACTGTTTCGGTAGGCTTCTCCAAGCTGTGCTGCGGAAGTGTTGCTGTTTGCCTGTGCATATGCAAGCATATCGGCGAAATACGCCGAATCCTGCGCCTGCATTCCAAAAGCAGATAAGTAATCGGTGACCATGTCCGAAGCCTGTCCCAGTTCCATTCCACTTGCAGCTGCAAGGTTCAGCACGCCTCCCAATGCAGAAGATGATTGCTGTGCATCCCAACCGGCAAGACTCATGTATTTAAGGGCTTCGGCTGCCTCAGTTGCGCTGAAAACCGTTGTTGCGCCGTACTCTCTGGCAGTATTTTGTAAAAGAGCCAGATCACTACCGGTTGCCCCAGACAGCGCCTGTACTTCTGACATCATAGCTGTATAATCTTTGCCGATGTCTATAGCGTCCGAAGCATACTTTCCGACCTGGCTTAATACGGCAGCCATTGATTTGACTGCAAATAATTTCTTTAGGGAATCTGCGAGGCTATTTGCCTTTCCTTCCGCTTCCCCCATGCTTGATCCGGCTTCTTCTGCGCTCTCTCCCAAATTGTCGAGACCGTCTCCGTCGCCCAGACCATCTACGCTGTCTCCAAGGCTTTCAGTGGATTCCGATAGGCTGTCAATACTCTCCCCTGCATCCTCTGCTGCCCTAGTAAGCTCGTCGGCACCGTCCGCAGCATTTTCAAATCCCTCAGAAAAATCAACAGCGGAGCTTTGCTCCAGTTCTTCCATTGCCTGTCCAACGGAATCTCCGAGAGAATCCATGCTGCTTGCTGCCCTATCCATTGCATTTCCAAGACTGCTGGCAAATTGCTCAGGTGAATTACTGCTGAATGCCCGGTCAATCTGTTGTCCCGCCTGCTGTAATTGTGTTACAGATGTCCTTGCTGCGGAGGAAACGCGGGAAAGTTTTGAGCTTACATCTTCTTGTAATGTAAGCCTAACAGAAACATCACTCATACAATACCTCCACTAAGTTGTCTTTATATAGACCTTTGCCAATCTGTCGGAGGATTCGATAGGATAATCATTAGCAAGTCTTTCTGATGCGATATAGGCCAGTTGCACATTTCTTGGCATTTCGGCAAATTCTTCCATGCGTAACCCTCTCTTTTGCCAAAGGATATGAGCATACTGCCAGTCTGTGCCGTCTGGTGTCTGTACCGCACCAGACATTAGTTTTTTAAGTTTTTAACAGTCTCTTCCTCGTCCTGTTTCGCTGCAAGACCGCACGCTTCCATAACACACTTGTTCGCATAGCGGAAATCATCTCTATCTGCAAAAAGCGTTTCCGGCATATCCAGACGGTCATTCACCTTATAAAACTCCATAAGTTCAGGATCATCAAGTTTCGGCTGAACAAATGCGTCAACCATGATATGCAGGCCTGCTCTCTCAGCGTCATAATCCTTGCGAACAACAACCTGTCCATTCTCAATAACCGGTCTGTTGGCGTTCTTTTTGTCTCTGAAAATTTCTGTGGTTTTATACAGGTTTCGGATCTCTTTGATTTCTTTCATAGAGAGCTGTTTAATGATGAAAGGCACCGGATTCCCTTTTTCGTCAGTGAATGTAGCCACGCCTGGAAACTCCACAGTTCCTCTCTCTTTTAACTCTGCTTTCATAAATGCTTTTAAATTCATATCCATATCTGTTGTCCTCCATATGATTGATTTTCCAAAAATTTAAGGGAGAGCCACTGCTCTCCCCATGCTTCATGCCCTTGTATTACGCTGCCAGATCCTTTGCGCCGAACTCGATAGAATCCTTTACAACATCTCCGTCGGTATCCAGATCCATAAGTGCAATCTTTCCTGTGATTACACAGCCGATTGCAGTGATGGAATCTCCTTTGTTGATGTCATAATAGTCGGAATGTTCATCCTCGCAGATTCCCTGAATTTTAAGCTCCGGTGTAGCACCAGTTTTGATGTATTCCAGAACTTTTTTCTTCCACATATTCGTGGTTTTCCACTGTTCCAGAGTGCCTGTGATGTCGTAACCGATCCAACGACGGTTTGTACCTTTTTCGCTCAGTGTCTTTCCTTCCCAAACTTTAGGAGTGAAATATAACTGGAACTTACAGGAATCAGCTACAAGAGTACCGTCAATATAAATCTTTCCCTCTCTTGCACAGAGAGGGCTTTTATTTACACGTCCTGCCATAATAATCTCCTTTCTTTACCGGGCAATTACTGTGAAGTAATATTTCTCAGCAGAATCCACCGGCTGAATACCGCAGGTAATATATACGCTATCACCTGCGGAAGAACCTCTGTCTACAACAAAGTCGTTTTCTTCGTCCACATTCTGGATTGCTCCGTCGTTCTGGTAAGCCTTTAAGATTGCTCGTCCCAGGCCTTCCATTACAGTCCATCCAGTAGCATCATTGTTGAATCTGCCCGGTACGAATGTAAGAAGCAGATCATTTGCAAAGCTGTCATACACTCTGCAAGGGCGGCCTTTCATAATATCCGCCGGATCGTCCTGAGTAAATGTAACTTTAGAGTTCACATCATACTCAACGATTACATCTCCTGATTCGCTGACAGTAAAGAAGATTTCGCCTTTCTTAATTGCCTGAATCGCCTCTTCATTTGTCTTTGCTCCAACAACGCCAGTTGCTCCGGTGAAAATTTTATAGGTGAGCGAAGATGTGTAGCCTGCTGCGGCAAGCGCTCCTGCCAACCATGCTGCTGACTGTGGAATAGTCAGTTCCTCCCCTGCGTATTCAGCAGCATTGGTAAGATTGTAAATATTTTCATAATCAGTAGCGGAATTTGCAACCACAAGTCCACATTTCCAGCCAATGGAATTACGAATATATTTGATCTTTGTTACAGCGGCGGTAATCAAAGAGGCTTCGCTGGTCGGCAACGCCATGTAGTTGAACTTGATTTTCTCTGCCATATCAAGGAAAGTTGCTACCGAAGCATTCACTTTGGATTCTTCGTTAGTACCGCCGGTCAGAGATGCAGATGCAAACGCTGCCAGTTCTCCTTCTCCCGCAAAATCCACATAATCAGATTTTAAATCGGTAACTTTCGTCGCTCCTTCGATAAGTTCAACCTCTGATCCATCAAGAACTACGGAAACATCAAATCCACCCTCCGGGTTTGCTACAGAAACAATCTTTAATTTATTTCCTAAGGTTCCCGGATACTTTGCGGTAACATTGCCGGTACCGCTCTTTAAGGTGATAGTTCCTTTTGCCTTTTCTCCGCCACCTGCGATATATGTATATACATCA